TCATTTTCCGGAGAGTTTCAACTTTTTGTATTCATTCCGTTCCTGGCCGAGCAGCTGGCGCCCCTTGCGGCGGCTCTCGTCGGCTGCGCGCACGGCTACCAGGTTAACTGGCATGTAGGTCTTCTGGAGCGCCTTGTTCTCGTCGATCGAGTTGCCCATCTTCGCCGAGATCGCCTCGACCGAGGCGCCGCCGGCGTTGGCCTCGACCGCGCCCGAACGCCGCATGTCCATCAGCCGGCGCTTTTCGCTCTCGCCGAACACCAACTTGCGGATGTCGGCGAAGTCGTCGACCAGCGAATCCTTGGTGTAGGGCACGCCGGCGCGCGGCCGACCGCCCTTGGGGCCCGGCGCAAAGCCGCGCGAGCGGAAGATCGGCGCGTCGTCGAGCAGGGTGACGCCGAGCTGCTCGACATAGGCCAGCACCAGGCGCTGCGTGCGTGGAGACAGCGTGCCGAACGCGGCCTCGCCGCTCTTGGTGCGCGCGATGAGAAAGCCCCATTCCTGCGCCGTCTGCATGGCCTGCGCCGGGTTGAGCGTGCGCACGTCGACCGGGGAGAAGCTGGTGTCCCAGGCGACGGCAATGATGCAGGCCAGCCCCTTGAAGCCGCCGCGCCAGGCGCCCTTGACCAGCCGCACGACTTCGCCTTCGCTCCACGTCTGGTGCCGCGGCGCTGGCGTCTGGCGGCGAATCGCCTGCGAGGGGTCGGCCTTGGGCGGGCAAAGCTTCATGCCGGCCATGACGGTGTAGAGCGATCGCCACGTCTTCATGGCCCGGTAGGCGATGTCGACGCCCTTGACGCGCAGCAGGCGGGCATACCAGTCATCCAGCAGCTCGAGCGTGATGTCGGCCGGCGGCAAGTCGGCGAAGTACGGCTCGATGAAGGTCCAGCCGCGCTCCCAGTCCTCGCGGGTGCGCGGCGGCTTGCGCTTCCATTCCTGCATGCGGCGGTAGCGGGTGAAGGCATCGCCGATGGAATCCTTGGGCCACACATGCAGGCGCGGCGGCTCGCGCCCCTTGCGGAACGCCTGCCAGCGGTCTTCCCATTCCTTGGCGACCGCCCAGGCGTCCGGCCCGTCGACGCCGCAGGAGATGCATTCGAAACCGGCCGCGACCATTTTCGGGGTCGGCAGCCAGTAGCCGTATTTGCCCTTGCGGATGACGTAGTGCTTCAGCTTGATCTTAGCCAAGGGTCGCCAGCCTCGCTCTTGCGATCTCGGCGCTAGACTGCGCGCCGGATCCTGATCCGGCAAGGCCGGAGCGCTTGTCCTGCCATGCGTCGATCGCCACCAGGTCGTAATTGCCGGTGATCGGGCAGGCCCTGGGAAAACCCTGATGCTGCAAAGCCGGCAGCAATTCCATGAATTCGGGCAGCGTCAGGTGCAGGTAGCGCGCCGCCTTGGTCGCCGGCACCAGGCGCGGCTGCACCGGGAAGCGGACGGAGGACGGCTGTGGCCCATGGGTCTGGGTCACGGCTTTGCCTCACGGTTGGCAACCGTCAGCAGCACGTCTGCGTGGCAGGGTGCGCCTGGCTTGCACCAGCAGGCGAGGTTTTTGCCGGTGAGCTCACCGGCATTTTCGGCGACGAACTGTCGGGTGCGCTTGAGCGCCTCGATGTCGGGATCGGTGCCGACGCGCAGCAAGCCGGCCAACAAGGCCTTGTAGAGGTCGACGCAATAGGCGGCGTCGCCATGCTTGCCGACGATGAACGGATTGCCCCATGGGCCAGGGCGCGCCACGGTCACGGTGTTTTCTGGCATGCGCCAGCCTTTTCGGCGGGATAGCTGGATGCGTTTCGGCACCGTCATGGCCGCACCACGCGCGCCAGGTGGCGGAAGTAGACACTCCATCCCTTCCAATAGACGGCCATCGGCGCCCCGGTTTGGCCCTTGGCCTGCAACGCGGCCGTCATGGCCTCGATACGGCCGGCCATCTTCATGGCGTAGCAGTGCGTGCAACCGGGCGAGAGGATGGAACAGCCGACGATGGGATTCCACGTCGCGTCGGTCCATTCAATGGCGGATTTGTCAGCCATGGTTCACGTCCTTCGCGATCTTGATCTTGAGGACGGTGCCGACGTGGCCGGCTTTCACCGCCTTGGTGGCGGCTTCCTTCGGCGTCTCGGCATCGACGAGGAGGCGCTTGCCGTCGGCATAGTGGATGCGGAACGCGGTCATGACCACAGCCCAAGGATGATCAGCCCGACGCCGATGGCGAGGGTGCCGGTGATGAAGAGGCCGAACAGCAGGCGCACCATCCTGATGTCGCTGCGGTCGGTGCAGTCGTCGCCGCAGCGGCATTCGGGGAAGTTCGGGCAGCGGATGATCGGCTTGCCGCGCCTGATGGCGATGAGGTCGCCTTTCATCAGCGCACCCCCACGGCGAGGCAGGCAACCGTCATGCCGAAGGTGAAGGCGGCGGCCAAGGCGAGGCGAAGGTCGACAGTGGCAAGCGCGTTGCAGGCGCGCTCCACCATCCCGGCAAGTTGCCGGTTGTCGTTGTCGCCGGCCGATTTCACGCCCTTGGGCGCGAAGCTGACCACGTTGACAGCCTCGATTGCGGCGAGGATCTGCGACGGTCTCTGGCCGGCCATGAGCTGGCGCGAAATCCAGGCTTCGGTCTCGGGAGACATGGCGGCTGCGGCGATCAGCCGGTCAGCGAGCGTGCTCATGGCCGTCAGCCCTGGTGGCGGACGGCGCGGGAGCGCGCCAGGTCCGACGCCTCGGGCCCGTGCTCCTTGATCTCGGCGCGGGAGAAGTCGGAATGCTCGAACAGGCTTTCGGCGGTTACCGCCGTGCCGTTCATGCCCATTTCCAGCATCTTGTCGGCCATGCGCTCGACGATGTCTTTGGGCATGGCGGCGGGCGAGATGGCCGGCGCCGGGCGGGGCTGGGTGGTGATCATGGGATTGCCTCCATCGCGGGATTGCGATTGGAAGCGGATAATATGCGCAAACGGATATTAATCAATAAAGAAAATGCGCAAACGGATAGAAATTGTCGCTAGGGCGGATAACTTCGAACGCCAGGCCGCTCTCATTCGCAAGCGGAAGCCTCCTAGGCTCGATGTTCCGGTTCGGTAACTATATCGCAACAGCGCTGTTAACTTCCGTTACCAGCCGCAATCCGCGCTTGCATTCTTTCCCTGCCGTTCTACCGTCGAGTCGGGCTTGATAACCCGGCTTGAGATAGGCGCAGCACAGGCGCCGAACCGCGCGCCTGCTTGGCGGCATCGCGCACCCTGGCTTTGGCCGGGAGCGGCGGTGCTGTCCAAGCCTCGGCTAAAAGCCGTCGGCCTGTTCTCAACAGGTTATCAACTCCCGGCTCGCGCCACAGTAGCGCGCAGCCGAGAAAAGCATTGAAATTCAGCCTCGCGCTACTTTTAGCGCATCCACAACAGCATTGGTCTACAGCGACTGCGACCATGCGGGCCGCAGAGTGATTATTGACAGGGCTAGGCATTTGTTCCTAGTCTGTTCTGGCAGGGCTTGGGAGTTAGAATTGGCGATCCAGCATCAGGTGAAGCAGCGCAACAAGACGCGGAATGAGACGACACTGGCGGAATTGCGAGATATGGCGGGATGCGAACTAACGCTCGATCCACCGGCGAAGGTTCGGAAATATGCCGACGCTATCGCCGCCGAGATGGCTCGGATTCATGGGGGCGGCTGGCGAGTGCAGGTTGATCACCTGGCGGGACTGGTGATGGTTGTACGCCATTGACCTGCTGGAATCCCTGAATCGCCGAAAGCAGGACAGTGATGTTTTCAGGCTTCAGGCCATCGATCCGCTCAAGCATCACGCGGACTTCATCGATATCCCGGACCAATGACGGCTCGGTCGTGGGCTCAGCCACATCGACGTGCACGGCGTAGGTTTCATTAATCGCATCCCGGCGCGGCCCTTCCGGTTCGGATCCGGATAACCAGCGGTTGACGGTTGATTGAGAGACGCGGAAGTGCTCGGCCAGCTTCTGTTGCTTCCAGCCGGTAGCCTTCATAATCGCTCGTATTTTGTCCTCGATGGTCATCGCGCGGACGCTGCCACGGTCGGCGGATAAATAAAAATCCGCTTGCGCATAAAATTGCGCTTGTAAACTATCCGTTTGCGCATAATATGCGCCGCTATGAGCGCTATTCGTCATATTCGCCTCGACATTTTTGGGGTCACACAAGCGGATTTTGCCGTCTTGGCGGGCGTAACCCAGGCAACCGTCTCGCGATGGGAGGCCGGTGTTGCTCCCTCGCTTGACGATATGCGCGCCATCCGCGGAGCAGCCATCGAGCGCGGCATCCAATGGAACGATGCCTGGTTCTTTGAAATCCCGACAGCGGCGGAGGACGCCGCATGAAGCCGCGCCTCGCCAATCCCGTTCTTGCCGATCGTGGCGCGCGCCTTGCCGGCGTCGGTTTTGCCGAGCCGCGCCAGGTCGGCGCCATCGATTGTGAATTCCCCACTGCGCTGTCCTCCCAAGCACATCGCGCAGAGCCTGCCGCGCCGTCCGGCTCCTCCCTGGGCGGCGCGGCTTTTTCCTCCTTCGCCAAGGCTACGGAGGACAAGTCCCACTTCACCGAATCCTGTCCGCTCGCCGCCTCCGGCGGGCAGGAGCATGCGCCGGCGGTCGATGCCCCTTCCGCCGGCGCGCCCTTCAACGCGATCGTGCTGCCCGACCATGTGATGGTGCTGGTGCGCGCGATCGCTGCCTATGAGCGCTGCGGCAACGAACGCGCGGTGGCGCTGGCGCTGACCGAATACGCTACGTTGATCGGGGCAGGGGCGCTGGCCCGTGCGGTGGCCGATCTCGGCGACGAGCTGGCCGACGTGCCGCGTCACGCGCGGGCAGCGGCAAACCGATTCAGGAGCGGCGGACCATGAGGACATCGAACTGCGGGCCTCCTTGAGGACCCGCTAATACTGAACCTTTCCAGACCGTCCCACCACGGGAAACGCCGGCGGTAATTCCCGCCGCGTGAATGCTTTTGCCTGAGGAGGCGCAATTGAGCGAATTCACGAAGAAGTGGCAGCAACGGTTGCTGGCTGCGCAAGAGGATCTCATCGACGCAAGCGGCGGCGTTGCACGCGTGATGGAAGTCACCGGCTATTCGCGCGGCCAGGTCGGCCGCTGGCATGGCGGCATGGATCGCGCCTTCATGCCGATCCCGGTGGTCTTGGCGCTCGAAGAAAACAGGCGGCCCTTCATCACGCAGGTGATGGCGGAGTTCAACGGCCGCGCGCTGACCGATGCCGCCGATCGCGGCGAGCGCATTGCAAACCTCTCCGAGCAGGTGGCCGACCTGGTCGAGCAGGCCGGCCACCTCGTGGTGCAGACGGTGAAAGCGCGTGCCGATGGCGTCGTGACACCGACCGAAGCGACGCTGCTGCGCGGCATCTCCACCAAGATTGCCAGCCTCAACGCCGACATCGACGACGCGCTGGCCGGCGTCGTCGCCGGCGGCGGGCTGAAGGTGGTGGGGCAGTGATGCGCAGCGTCCTCGACATGATCGCCGGGCGCGACGCGCCACAAGCCGACGGCAAGCCCGGCCTCGGCAGGATCCTCGCCGATCTCGACAGCCATCAATGCCGGTTCCCGCTGCGCGGCGACGGCGCCGCGACGCGCTTCTGCGCGGCAGATGTGAGCGAGGCCGACTGGATGCCGGGGTTCCCGGGCCGTTGCTACTGCACCTTCCATCGCAGCCTCAGCGTAGGGCGCGGCACGCCGGCAGAGCGTGCAGCGCCGCGCGTGCTTAAGAGGCTGGCGGGATGACGCTGCCGCTGACGCGCCGCGAGGTCATCCGGGCCAAGATCGCCGCCAATATCGAGGTGGTCGACACCGGCTATGAAACGCCTTGCCACCTGTGGATCGGTCCTGATTCCGGCAATGGGCGCGGCGGCGACTATCCGCGCATGAAGCTCGACGGCCAGACCGTCGCCGTGCATCGCGTCAGCTTCACCAATGAGCACGGCTACATCCCCGGCAAGAAGCAGCTCGACCACAAGTGCCGCACGCGCCGCTGCGTGCGCGACGACCATCTGGAGATGGTCACCCACAAGCAGAACCAGAAACGGCGCGACGAAGCGCGCGGCCTGACGCCCAAGCGCAAGCGGCGCCGGAAGGCGGTGGCAAGGTGAGCGACGAATACGATCCCTACACGCCGCGCGGCCCCGCCCGCGAGCGCCCCGGCGCGAAGATGGCGGCGGATGCCGACGAGGCGAGCGGCCCGCAGACGGTCGCCGCCGGTCAGCTGAGGGCCTTCATCGAACGCATCGAGCTGGTGCAGGAGGACATCGACGCGCTCTCCGACGACCGCAAGGAAATCTTCGCCGAGTGCAAGGCCATGGGTTTCGACACGAAGGCCGTGCGCACCTTGGTCAAGCTCCGGAAGATGGACCAGGCGGAGCGGCAGGAGGCCGAGGCGATCCTTGAGCTCTACAAAGCCGCGCTGGGGATGGTGTGATGAAATACCAGCTCCTGCCGCGCCTCTCCGCCGAAGAATACGCCTCGCTCGAACGCTCCATCATCGCGCATGGCGTTCTGGTGCCGGTCGAATATGACGAGGCCGGCGAGATCATCGACGGCCACCATCGTGTCGAGATCTGCGAAAGCCTTGGCCTGGTCGACTGGCCGCGCTTCGTGCGCAAGGGCCTGTCCGAAGTTGAAAAGCGCACGTTGTCGCGCGAATTCAATTTCGCCCGCCGGCATCTCAGCACCGCGCAAAAGCAGGAGGTCATCGCCGACCAGCTGCGCGACACGCCGTCGATTTCGTCGCGTGCGGTTGCCGCCATGCTGGGTGTCGACCACAAGACCGTGTCGGGCGTGCGCAAGCGAATGGTCGACGGTGGGGAAATTCCCCACCACGACGAGGTCGAGGGTAAGGACGGCGTGCGCCAGCCGGCACGCAAGACGATCAAGACCGCCTTCGTCCCCGACCGCGAAAACGTCGGCGAGTTCCTGAAGGGCGCCAAGGTCATCCGCGCCGAGCGGCAGAAGGTCGCGCATGCCGTTCGGGTCGAACATCTCGGCCTGATTGCCAAGCGCGGCGAAGCCACCGCTCCGATCTGGTGGAAGGATGGCGGCGAAGGTCCGACCTATCCGATCATCTACGCCGATCCCCCGTGGAAGTTCATCGTCCATTCCGAAGTGACGGGACGGGAGAAGAGCGCCGAAAACCACTATCCGACGATGGACCTGGCCGACATCCTCGCGCTCGGCTGCCCGGCGACAAAGAACGCGGTGCTGTTCCTGTGGGTGACAGATCTCGCCAACGGGCTGGCCTGCATGCAGGCTTGGGGCTTCGCCTTCAAGTCCTACTGGGCGTGGGAGAAACAATATCCCGGCGAGCAGCACGGTACCGGCTATTGGGGCTTCGACAATTGCGAGCTGCTGCTGATCGGCACGCGCGGCGATTTCCCTGCGCCGCTGCCCGGCACGCAACCGCGCAAGCTGACCGCGCATCCAGTCTCGGCGCATAGCGCCAAGCCCGATTGGTATGCCGAGCAGATCGAGCGGCTATATCCCGGCGTGCCGAAGCTCGAAATGTTCTGCCGCAATCCAAGGCCGGGTTGGGATGCTTGGGGGTTTGAGGCGGGCGAGGCGCCGGAGCAGCCGTTCTCCTCACTTGAGGGGGAGATGCCCGGCAGGGCAGAGGGGGGCGCTGCCCCGTTGGGGGCTGACGTTGACCCCAAGCTGATCGAAACCGTCGCCAAGGGCATGCAGACCGAAACCGGCCGCAAGGCACTGGTCAAGGCGCTCGACATGATGATCGCGGCTGAAGAAGCGCCGAAGCCCAAGCGCGGCCGGCCGCGCAAGGCGGTGCCGGCATGACGACGTCAAGCTTTAGCTTTCGCTCGCCTTGGAGGACTTTTCGGTTTGCCCATGTGGAAATGCTGCGACCAATCGACTGCCCGGCCATCGGCAGCGATCGGCGGATTTTCAGGATCAAACCAATTCCTGCCCTCGCGCAGATCGGGAACTACAGAGCTGCTGATCAAGGCGCCGGAGAAATCGCATTTTACGAATTCATGACTCGTCACGTGATCAATACTGTTGATCCGGCAAAGGTTAAATTTGCACTTAAAGAAGTTGCCGTCGACCCTCAATGTCGAGGAAATAAATCGGCACTCAAGAAAGTATATGCTGGCGTCCTGTTCCGTGATGTTGTTTGCACGTCTGAATGTGCCTTCATCATAACTGGCCGATATCGCACCCCTTACAATCCGCCAGTTGGTGATTTTTGGCGTGCCGTCGTCAATGGTTGCCATTTCGAAGCCGAGTTCGCGTTCAGCGATCAGGTTGGTGGCTCGCCAAGCCTTTTCGAGTGCGGTGATCGCGAGCTGAACACCGGTATCAGAGTGGCTCGTTTTGCCCCGCTCGTCGATAAAATCAGCGATCAGGTTCATCGCCTCAACAGCGAAGGGCGATTTAGGCGCTGTTGCGACGGCTTGGAGAGTCATGAGACCGGCACTGATATGCGAACGTTTCCCGTGTTCGCCCAGCAACTCAGCTCCCTTCTGAAGGCGAAGAGCGGTGTTGTTTTCATCTGTGGCCGCTATCTGCGCGGACAGCCGATCAATTTGAATCCGTTGCAGCTTCGCCTGTTGAGTCGCAATCGTCCCCCTCCAAACCACCGTACAGAACGTAATCAACGCTATTCCGAACGCCGCACCTGCCCCGACTATCTGCACCCTATGCAGCATGCTTTCGTCAGTCGCGGCGGCCCATATCCAGGGAAACGAAAAAGCGCTGACAACGGGCGTGATTACCGCGATGGCAACTGCGCCCGCCTTCCAACTCTCGGCGCTCTTCCAAACCTCATCATCTTTATCCTCGGCCATGCAATGTCCCTCCCAAGTTGTGCTGGTAGCACGACGCGTCAAGATTTGGCGAGGGCGGCATGAGCGCCATCCGCCGCGAGGAAACCATCGGCGACTGCCGGCTCATCCTGGGCGATTGCCTGCAGGTGTTGCCGCTATTGGCGGGCGGCATGGCTGTCGTCAGTGATCCGCCCTACGGCATGGATTGGGACACCGATTCCACGCGCTTCAGCGGGGGGCATCGGACCCATAGGCTGCGTCGCAAAGAAGGGCGCGACGACTGGGGTGCGGTCAAGAACGACGACAAGCCGTTCGACCCTGCGATTTGGGCGGCGTTTCCCGAATGCATCCTGTTCGGGTCGAACCATTTTGCCGCCCGCCTGCCTGTCGGCACGACGCTCGTCTGGATCAAGCGGCTCGATGCGGCCTTCGGGTCGTTCCTGTCGGATGCCGAAGTGGCGTGGCAGAAGGGTGGTTATGGCGTCTATTGCAAGCGCGATCTGTCGAATTATGCACTGACGGATTCACGCAAGCACCCAACGCAAAAGCCATTGGACCTGATGGTCTGGTGTGTCGAGCGGGTGAAGTCGTCGGTCATCCTCGACCCGTTCATGGGCTCGGGCACCACGGGCGTCGCCTGCATCAAGCTCGGCCGCAAATTCATCGGCATCGAGATCGACGAAACCTATTTCGACATCGCCTGCGAGCGCATCCGCAAGGCCTATGCCCAGCCTGACATGTTCGTTGAGCCTCGTGCTCCTGATCCGAAGCAGGAGGCGCTGGAGCTATGACACAAAGCTTCTTCGGCTTCGAAACGATCTATGGCGTCGACGGCGAACATGCGACGCCTTTCCTGACGCGCTTCCGCGCCGGCCGGCTTCGCATCCATGTCTTTCATCGCGGCGACGCTGACCCGGACCCACACGATCATCCATGGGATTTCTGGACCTTTCCGCTGACGTCCTATGTCGAGGAGGTCGCGACGCGGCAGCGCGATACTTGCGCGGCTGACGCACCTGAGCCGGCGGCCCGATACATGTTGAGCCGCCACGTCGTCCCATCGTGGCGATGGTCCTACCGGCCGGCCGAGCACACGCATCGCGTCATCGGTCGCTGGACCGGCAACAAGCATGTGCCTTTTGCCGACGTCAGCGACGCCGGCCCTGGCAAGATCGTGACCATCGTCTGGCAGGGCCGCTCGAACCGCAAATGGGGTTTCCTGCGCAACCGGGACGGCAATTGGTGCTGGACGCCCTGGCGTGAGTACGTCTTTGGCGGCGGCAAATATGCGCCTTGCGCACCGGCTGACTATGACGCGGCCAAGAACTCCGCCGGCTGCTACGCCGCCGCGATCGAGGCCAAGCGGCTGCGCGGGGACACGCATTACCCCGAGCATCAAGAACGCGCGCCGGATCCTGAGACCGAACGCGAGATAAAGCGGCTGAAGCGGGCACTGGACCGCAAGCTGCGGGAGGCGGGCCGTGGCTGAGGTCTCCTTCCTGCGCTTCGCCAACGACTTTCAGGACCGGCTGAACGCGCTCGGCTATTCGCTGCGGCGGGCGGAAGAGCAATGGCCCGACACCGACCGCGCCATGCTGTCGCGCGCCATCAACGGCAAGACGCTGTCGGCCGGCAATTACCTGCTGCTGTGCGAGATGGCCGGGCTTGACCCCTACGCCTATCTGGAGCGCCCGCCGCACCGCCGCGTAACGCTCAAAAGCATTTCTGACCAGTGGGTTACACCACCTGTCCCATGTGAAACAGGAGACGGCAGATGACCGATTCCATGCTGCCGATTTTGCGCCAGCTGCACGATGCCGACGGCGACCGGGCACGGGCGGACACGCTGCTGCGCATGCCGGATTCGGTGATGCTGAAGTATCACGACGTGATCCTTGCCGCGTGCCGGCGCGGCGGGTTCGAGGTCGGCATGGCCTTCGTCGAACTGCGCGTCTCGGTGTGCCTGGCCGTGCGGGATGCCACCGGGCTTGCGCCGGTCGACCTGTCCAAGACGCTGGACCACTATCGCGATGTAATGGCCGAATTCGCCAGGGGTGGCGCATGACGGCGATCGGCAAGCAGGTCGATCCGCTTGCGCGCAAGCTCGCGCCCGTGGTGCGCGAGATGCTGATGGCGGAAGTCGAGCGCATCGCCGCGTCGATACCGTCGAGCAGGGCCAAGGCCGGCGAGGTCGACGCCGACATCATGAAAGCCTGCCGTGTGGTTGCCAGCGCCGCCGACCGGCTGGCGCAGGCGAAGTATGGCCCCGGCGAGATCGCCGCGCGCAAATCGCTGGAGAACGCGGCCAATGGACTTCGGCGCGCTATGTGCCGCCACGGGCGCATGCCATGAACGCGCTCTCGCCGGGCGCCCGGAAACTGAAAGACATCCGCGCCGGCTTCGCGGCAGTCGCGCCGGCCAACTGGACGCGCGTGCACAGCGCTACCGGCGCCTTTATCGAAGCGCGCGGCGAGATGGGCGAGTTGTTCGTGCTGGCGCGCTTCGACATGGCGACGCCGGACGAGATCGCCTTTCTTTGCGATGCGGCGGACACGGTGCGGTTCCTGCTGCGGCTGCTCGACGAAGCTTTCGGCACGATCCGCGCGCTCAAGGGCGAGCCGGCGCGCCACAACGCCCCGGCCGGGCCGCCTGCGGCCAGCGAGCCGAAGAACTTCGCCGCCGAATGCGCGATGAAATGCCAGGAGCCGGCTTTCAAGGTGTTCCTGGAAGAGCGGCACGGGCTTGAACGCCCGCTGAGTGACAAGCGCGTGGCGCAAAAGGTGCGCTCGATCCTTGGCGTCACCTCCCGAAAAGACATCAACGAAGGCGGCCGGGCCAGCGAAGCGTGGAAAGCGCTGCGCGCCGATTTCGCCGCATGGCTGAAGGCGGAACGATGAACGTGGCCCAAGCATTGCGAAAGAGAGAAAACAATGGTTCAGCCGCCCCTTCCGTTGGCAAGATTGAGTACGCTGGAAATGAGAGTTGGTGGCTCACCGCTATCGGCCTCATAGCCAGGCGTAGGTCTAAAGAGAGCCGCAAGCACCTGGGCTCTATCCTCATCCTTCGCCGCATCTTTTGCTATCATGCGGTAGTAGGTTTCGAGCATTGTTGCACGAGCTCGACTGTCGTCCATCAGCATCATGGATCGAGAATTGAATTTGACGGCAAGCCGGATAATCCAGAAGTAAAGGACCAACGGGACGCCAATCAGAGCAAGGCGGGTAGCTGCAACCACGGCTGCAAGGCCTGCATTGGGGTTTTCCCCGAGTTCCTCTTTTGTGAGAGAGCCCACTTCCTTGAGATAATCCATCACGTTGCTGTAGCTAAAGCTAAGGTACACGACAGGTGCGGCAATAAGAATCAGCACAAGGGCGTACGACAGCGACACCGCCCATGTGGCCGCATTCGCCCGGTTGTTCCACTCGATCTTGAGCTGATCAAAATTGCCGCGAGCGCGTGCCTCGTTCACAAAAGAATTCAGGTTCAATTCGGTGATCTTTGTTTGCTCATTGATACTGTTAGCGAGCTTGTGCCCCGCCTCTGCCTGCTGAACTGCCGTGTCCGATTTAGCAACGGCCAATGCTACACTTTCCGATGCCTCGTTCACTATCTTGCGAATTTCGACGACTGCGGCTGCAAACTGCGAATTCGCTTCGGCTATTGTTTTCTGGAAGTCGCTTTCGATTTCCCGGATGCCATCCGTGATCCGTTTGCGTTCTTCACTCAACAGCCTAACAACGCTTTTTTGTACACGCTGTTCGTCGAACGGTACACTTCCGCCTTGGTCGGACACCGCAACCATTCTGGTGTAAAGTCCCCGGTCTCTAGCTATTTTGTCATTGTCGGCAATTGGTGGAAGAACAGGTCCGAATTCACATTGAATTCCTGCAATATACGCGTTCAATATCTCTGCGCTGCTAGCTTTGATATCGTTAAATATATCATTTTCGTCTTTGGCGATTCTGGGAAGGTCGCGAGAATTAGCGTCCATTCTAAGGTATTGCTCAAGATTTCTGTTGAAATCCAGAATCGTGTCCATCCACGGGCCGGGAGTCATCACTTCAAATACCTTGGCTCGGATCGCGCTCGCCAAACTGAGCAGTCGTTTTGCGTTTCCGGCCAGATCTTCACTCAGAGCGTCACCAATCGGCTGATTGTGCAGAATATTGAAAATAGTCTCGACGTCGGATGCCGACATTTTGTTCCCCCTGACTTTCCAGGCCTGAGCTGCGCAGGCGACGGACAACTATCATGACTGGCCCCCGCCTTTCCATCATCCCGGCGCGCGCTGCGACTGACAGGTCGCTGAAGCCACGCGACCTGCAGGTGCTTTGCGTGCTCGGTCGCCACACCGACGATCTCGGCTGGTGTACGCGCAGCCAGGTCAAGATGGCGGCGGAAATGGGCTGCGCGCGCTCGACCGTGTTCGAGGCGATAGAGCGGCTGATGGCGGCCGGCTACCTCGAACGGCACGTCGTCGAGCAGAGCAACGGCCGCGACGCGCCGCACCTCTACCGCGTCATCCTCGACCCCGTGCACGCCGCGCTTTCGACCTTGCTGCCGGAGCCGGAAGAGGATGTTTGCGAGGCTTCCGACCCTGCCGACCAGCCGGCACCCCCTGCCGGTATATCGGCACCCCCTGCCGGTCCTGGACCGGCACCTAAGAACGACCCTCTTAGAACGAATCTGAGAGAGCGCGCGCGAGAGGTTACCGAAAAGGACGGGGATGAAAAGAAGATCGAGGCCGAAGGCTGGGCGCTGCTGAAGAACTGGCCGGGCTTTGACGGCATGCCCAAGGAACCGGCGATGCGGGTGTGGCGCACGCTGGATGCCGAGGAGCGGGCGACGGCGCGGCGTCGTTTCCTGCCCTGGCTGACCTTGCTGCGGTCGCAGAAGAAATCGCATACCCCGGCGCCCTCGACCTACCTGTCGGAGAAGCTGTGGGAGGCGGTGCAGGATCCGGCCGACGCGCCGGCGGCTCCGGTGCTGGCGGCGCCGTTCGGCAAGGCATGGGGCGCCCGCCGCATGGTGGTGCTGCTGTCGGGCGCTGGGCCGCTGCCGGAGCCGAAAGGGTTCTCGGCAAAGCTGATCGAGCAGGGCGGCGAGATGGGCCGCCGCGAGCTCCTGTCGCGCCAGGCGACCTTCGGCTTTCCCGAGGTCAGCCGCATGCATCAGCTCGCCGCCGACGCCAAGGGCTGGACGCTCGTCCCCGAGGCCGAGCCTGCCGAGGCGGTGCTGACGATGATGGCTGCATGCCGCGTGGGCTCGGACGAATACCGGGCATGGAAGGCGCTGCACGACGAGCGCGGCTGGCCCTGGCTTCCCGACCCCGGACGGCAGGAATGGGTCTACTTCCCGGCAGGCGGGCCGGATCGATTGGCGGAATTCGAACAGGCGGTGCGAGGGAACCATGATGCGGGCGGACGTGAAGCGGCTGAATGAGGCGGACCCGATCAACCTCGACCGCTGCCATGCCGAATCAGACAGGCAGCGAGGGCTTAGCCGAAGGGCACAGGCGCTGCTTGCTGCTGCGGGCGAATCAGGTCCGGCGATGCGGTGGTTCGTCGTGCGTGTCGTTCCCAACAGCGAGAAAGCTGTGGAAGAATCACTCGGCGCTGTCGGCATCGAATGCTGGCGGCCGATGGAAAAGCGGCTGCGCCGAGCGCCTCATGCCAAGCGTCAGGTCGTGTTTCAGGCGCCTGTCTTCCCTGGATATCTGTTCGTCAGAGTGGTCAACCAGGATGCCACATGGTCCGGCATCCTGTCGGTCGAGGGCGTTCTTTCGGTGCTTGGCGGGCGTGTCGGCCCGGTGCCTGTGCCGGAGGTCAACCTTATGGAATTCAAGAAGAAACTTGGCGAGAAGTCGACCGACAAGGATGTGGTCGAGGCGGCGTTCCCGCTGGGTGCCGAAGTGCTGATCGAGGAAGGGCCATTCGCGTCGTTCACCGGCGTCATTGAGAGCGTGCTCGAGGAGCGCTCGGCCGTCGTGCTGGTCGAGATATTCGGGCGCTTCACACCGGTCGAGCTCTCCCTTGCGCAAATCACCAAAAGGGATTAGCGAGTCCGTCCCAGGATGATCCGTTGACCTGAAGCGAAAGCTTCTGAGACCGAGTGGCAGCCGACAGGCCGAGCCCCGAACGGACCCAGGCGAAGCGCCCCAGCTTCGCCGCGATGGATGAGATTCCAGACAGGATGCGGCTGTGATCGACGTTTCGTTCGAGAGCAATATCCGTGAGTGGACGGCGGGCATGGTGGCGTTCGAACGGCAACAACTGCCCTTCGCCACTGCCAAGGCCTTGACCGATGTAGCGCGCCTTGACGTCAAACCAGAGATCGAGCGCCGGATCGAGGTCGTCTTCGAAAAGCCGATCGAGTTTACCAAGCGTGGTGTTGCCTACAGGCCCGCCAACAAGAGCGTGCTGGCATCCAAGGTGTTCATCATGGATGCGCAGGAACGCTACCTGAAGATCGAAGAGCATGGTGGGGTCCGCACACCGCTCAAGCGTGCGCTGGTCATACCTGCTGCCCAGAAGGTCAACAGCTACGGCAACCTTCCACGCGGCACGGTCCAACGGCTGCTTGCGCGCAAGGATACGTTCTCGGGTCGGGTCAACGGCAAGGGCGGTATCTGGCAGCGTACCCGCAAGGGATTGAAGCTGTTGATCGCATGGGCCGATCAGGCCAGCTACTCACCTCGCTTCGGCTTCCATGAGACTGCGAGATCGGTGGCCGAGCTGCATTTCCCCCGCCGCTTCGATGCCGCGTTCAGCCAGGCCTTGGCCTCGGCCAGATAATTCGAAGGTACTCCCAGAGAAATAGCAGCCCCACGGGTATTTCGCGCGCGCAGGTCATGGCGATGCGAGGTGTCCGGCTTGGGTGGCGGATGGCCTTGTTGTTGTTGTTCCGCTTGCTCGCATTGCAGAAAGCCTATGGACACCTCCGACCTGACGCAGTTGCAGATCGATGATCTCGTGGCGCGCTATCCCTTGCCGGATGGCGTGGGCGATTGCGTCATGAACCGGGAAGAGCTGGCCGACGCGCTGGCGACTTCGATGAACACTGTCACGGCATGGATCAATTCCGGCATGCCGGTGCAGCAGACGGGCGGGCAGGGCAAGGCCTATGAGCTGCGGCTGTCGCATTGCTGGGCCTGGCGGCAGTCGAAGAAGGCCGACGAGGATCTCCGGTCCGCCGAGGTCAAGACCGCGCAGATGGCGATGCGCCTGGCGCTGGTCGGCGGCGGTACCGGCGACTCGATCGAGGCGCTCGACCCCAAGACCAGGCGCGAGATCCTCGCCGTTCAGATCGAACAGGAGCGTTTCAGCGCGCAGCGCAAGCAGCTCATGCGCCGTGCCGATGTCGCCGAGATGCTCGACCAGATGTTCGCGATGGTGCGCGACACGATGGAGGCCGCGCCCGACCGCGTCGAGCGGATCGAGGCCATGCCGCCGAAAGCCGTGCAAGCCTTCATCGGCGTCTGCGATTCGCTGATCGACGAACTGCGCGGCCGGATCGAAAGCTTCTGGCTCGACCATCGCGAGGTTACCGCGGTGGAAAAGCGGGATCTGTTCGATGCGTGAAATGTCCTGGCTCCGGTTCTTGCCGGCGTTGCCGCCGCCAGAATTCGCGACGGTCGAGGAAGTCGTGCGGGGATCGCTGCCGACGCTGACGCCACAACGTCGCATCGATGTCGCCGAATGGGCGGAGACATCGAGGCGGATTTCGCTGCCGACCTTCCAGGGCAAGTGGTCGAACGACTTCGCGCCCTACATGACCGAGCCGTCGCGCATGATCACCTCGAGGCGGTACGGCGCGGAAGTGTTCGTCGGGCCGGCCCGCACCGCGAAATCGGAAAGCCTGATCCTCAATCCGATCGGCCATGCGATCGAGTGCAAGCCGCGCGACATGCTTGTCGTCTGCCAGACCAAGGATTCCGCCAAGCAGTTTTCCGAGCGCAAACTCGGGCCGATGCTGCGGGCCAACCCGCACCTTCGCGTCAGGCAAAAGAGTGAACGCGGGGCGGACAACATCCACGCCAAGAAGTTCGACGGCGGCATGGATCTCCAAATCGGCTGGCCGGTGATCGGCTATTTCTCGCAGAACGAATACTTCACCGTCCTGCTCACCGACCGGGACCGCATGCCCGACGATGTCGACGGTGAAGGCGATCCCTTCATGCTTGCCCGCAAGCGCGTTCAGCATGCCGGATCCCTCGGCATGGCAGTCTCGGAATCATCGCCCGGCCGCACGATCGAGCGCGACGATTGGGAGCCGGCGACGCTGCACGAGGCTCCGCCATGTGCGGGCATCCTGTCGGAATACAATATGGGCACGCGCGGCCAGTTCTACTGGATGTGTCCGAGCTGCAAGACGCCATTTCGTCCGCTCTTCGACACCCTGCACTGGGAAGCGCGCGAGACCCATGGCGAGATGGCCAAGACGGTGTTCATGGCCTGCCCGCATGGCTGTGTCATCGGCCATGATCGCAAGCGGGAACTGAACAAGGGCGGCATCTGGCTGCACGAGACAGGCGACGGCCAGAGTCTTGTCGAGATCGACGACGACAATGTCCGCGACACGGACGTCGTCTCCTACTGGTGTGAGGGTCCGGTGGCGGCGATGCAGAGCTGGGAGCAGCTCGTGCTGCGCTATCTCCAGGGCAAGGCGCAATTCGATGAACGAGGCGATGAGACGTCGCTGAAAGCCACGATCAATCTCGATCAGGGCCGTCCCTACCTTCCCGCGGTTCGCACTGTCGGCGAAGGGCTTGGAACCGAAACTCTCAAGGCTCTGTCGCAGCGCTTCGCCATGGGTGTGGCGCCGGAGGGCACGCGTTTCCTGACATTGCAGGTCGACGTCCAGGGCAACCGCTTCGTGGTGTCGGTCGAGGCGTGGGGACGCGACCTTGAGCATTGGTTGATCGATCGGTTCGACATTTCGGAACCTCCGGCCGGAGCGCCCGGTGCCGAGCGCGATAGTGCGGGCAAGGGCCGGGCGATCGATCCGCCGCGGTACAGCGAGGATTGGGCGGCTCTCCGGCCCTTGCTGGATCGCTCATACCCGGTTGCCGGCAGCGGCTACGAACTCCTGCCGCGTGCGATGATCGTCGATTCCGGCGGCGCCGCCGGCGTCACGGCGAACGCCTATCGCTGGCTGCGGCTGATGCGGAAAATTGGTGTCGGCCATCGGGTCTACATCTCGAAGGGCATAGGCGGTCTGAAGCGGCAGCGTGCGCTCTATGCCACCCCCGAGAAAGTGCTCGGGACCAAGAGCAAGCGGACCACCGACATCCGCATCGTCCAGGTCGGCACCGATCTTCTCAAGGATGAGGTCGCGTTGGCGCTCACCCGCAAGGATCCGGGGCCGGGCGCTTTTCACCTGCCGGATAGCCTGTCGGATGCCGTGTTCGCGGAGTTCTGCGCCGAGGTCAGGACCGACACCGGGTGGGAGCCACGCAAAAGCGGCCTGCGCAACGAATCCCTCGATCTTGCCGTGTTGGCCAAGGCCCTGGTGATCGTGCTCAAGGCCGAAAAGCTGGACTGGGACCGCGCACCGGTCTGGGCCGTGCCTGTTGCCGAGAACAGCTACGCCGTCCGCGTCACCGACATCGCCGCTCCGACCGCCGCAAGGGTCGAGCCCGTCACTCCCGCCAGGCCTCGCGGCCGGCGCGTTCGCTCAAGAGGGGTTTGAAATGGCCGGGATCACGCTCGCCACCGCTGAGGCGCAATTGCAGCTGTGGCTGGACGCCTCGATGAAGGTGGCGGCCAAGCAGTCCTATTCGATCGCCGGCCGCTCGCTGACGCTGGCCGACCTCTCCGACATCAACCAGCAGATCAAGTTCTGGGATGACAAGGTCAAGCTGCTGTCGCGCGCCGCGACTGGTCGTGGCCGCGTCCGCTACGTGGTGGGTGAATGATGCGCGTCCGTGTCGCCAAGCCGAACCTGATTGATCGCATCGTCGGCTACGTCAATCCCGGCGCCGGCCTCAATCGCATCCGCGACCGCACGATGCTGGCGTCGGCGATGTCGCCGGGCGGTTACAAGGGCGGCAAGCTCGACCGTCGTGCGACCAAGAACTGGCGCCCGACCGGCACCTCGGCGGACGCCGACCTTCTCCCGGAACTCGACGATTTGCGCGCCCGATCGCGTGATCTCGCCCGCAACCTGCCGGTCGCGACCGGCGCCATTGCCACTAACAAGACGCATGTCGTCGGCGACGGGCTGGTGTTGAGCGCGCAATGCGCCCGCAAGGTGCTCGGCCTGACGCAGGAGCAGGCGACGGCTTTCAACAGGACGGCGGAGTGGGAATTCGAGATCTTCTGCAAGAGCGCCGATTTTACCCGCGTCCAGCACTTTGCCGAGATGCAGGCCCTGATGCTCGGCGGGGCGCTGGAATCCGGCGACATCTTCGCTCTGCGGCGCTACCGGCTCGACCCCGGCGACACCTACGGCACCAAAATTCAGGTGATCGAAAGCGACCGTGTCTGCAATCCGTTCCGCATGTCGGACACCGACACGCTGATTGCTGGCGTCGAGCACGCGCCGAACGGTGTACCGATTGCAGTCCACGTCGCCGATCGGCATCCGGGCGATCTCCTGCGCAAGCCGACGGCGTGGCGACGCGTGCCGATGCGCTACAATGACGGCCGCCCGATCGTCATCCAGCTTTTCGACCGTCTGCGGCCGGACCAGACGCGCGGCATTCCCTATCTGGCGCCGGTCGTGGAAGCGCTGAAATCACTCGGCGACTATACCGATGCCGAAGTCCGCGCCGCGGTCGTGTCCGCGATGTTCACCGTCTTCGTCAAGAATTCGCCGGATGCGGATTCGAGCCCGCTGCCGACATCGGACACTTCCGGCACTGCCGGCAAGGAAGAAATCGAACTCGGCTCCGGCGCGGTGATCGACCTGGCGGAAGGCGAGGACGTGACCTTCGCCAATCCGATGCGGCCAAATCCGCAGTTCGACGCCTTCGTGACCGCGTTCCTGCGTCAGATCGGCGTTGCGCTCGAACTGCCGTTCGAGCTGCTGATCAAGCACTTTACGGCCAGCTATTCGGCCAGCCGGGCGGCGCTGGAGATGGCCTATCACTCGTTTCGCCGCCGGCGCACATGGCTCGTGCGCAACTTTGTCCAGGTCGTCTACGAGTGGTTCATGGAAGAGGCCGTCATCCTCGGCAGGATCGAGGCGCCCGGTTTCTTCGACGACCCGCTGAAGCGGGCGGCCTGGCTCAACGCCACATGGACCGGTCCAGTCCGCATTTCTCTCGATCCGCTCAAGGATGCCAACGCCGACGAAAAGGACCGCAAGAACGGGTTCAAGACGTCGCAGCAGATCATGACCGAGCGCACCGGCGGCGACTTCGAGGACAAGACCGAGCAACTCGCGACCGAAAACAAGGAGCGCGCCGCAGCCGGCATCAATCCGGACGCGGTCGCGCCAGCAGCGCCAGCGGTTGAACCCGCCGATGCGGAACAACTCGAGGAGGATCTCGCCGATGCCTGATATCAATCTTTCGGCGCTGGCCATGCAGTTCATGCAGGGCCTCAATCTCGCCACTTCGGGCAGCCTGTCGTTGTGGGCGGTCCGTAAGGATGCGCTGTCCGAAAGCCTCGGCATGGTGCGCATGGTCCGCACCGATGCCAGCAAGAACCTGCGCGCCGGAGAGCCATTGGCCCCTGGCAGCTTCGCGACGCGGATAGGAACGACGGCTGTCGTTCCGATCTTCGGGCCCCTGATGGCGCGCATGAACCGCGAGTACTGGTCTTACGAAGAAATCATCAGGGATCTGCGGCTGGCAGCTGCTGATCCGGGCACGACATCCATCCTGCTCGACGTGGATTCGCCGGGCGGCACTGTGTCAGGCATCGACACGGCGGCAGCCGAAATCGCGCGCACCGCATCCTTGAAACCGATGGTCGCACATATTGGCGGCATGGGCTGTTCCGCGGCCTACTGGCTGCCTTCCGCCGCGGGCGAAATCGTCGCTTCCCGCACCTCTCTTATCGGTTCTGTCGGCGCCCTGATCCGCTATGCAGACCTGGAAGGCATCCTGACCAAGCTCGGCGCCAACATCGTCGAAGTCATCGCCTCGCAATCGCCAAACAAGCGGCTCGATCCGAACTCCGAGGAGGGCCGGCAGGAGTTGCAGGCGATCGCCGATCACGGCGCGGAAATGTTCATCTCGGCACTTGCCGAGGCGCGGAATACGGACCGTGAGACGATCATGGGCCAGTACGGCCAGGGCCTCGTCTTCACGGCGCCAGACGCACTGGGTCGCGGCATGATCGATCGCATCGCATCCTTTGAAGAAACGCTGGCCGATCTCGCGGCACGGCCAGCGCTATCACGTCCCGCGGCTGCCGCCGCCGCATCAGCCGAAACCAAGGAGGTCTCCATGACCACGGCAACATCCGCGTCGGCATCGCCGGCGCTCACCCTGGAAGCCCTCCGGGCCTCCAATCCCGACCTCGTCGCGGCCATCGAAGCGTCCGCGCGCGAGCAGGCGACGTCCGCCGAGCGGGAACGCCTCGCCGGCATCGAGGCCAACCTCGTGCCCGGCCAGGAGGCGCTGATCGCGGCTCACAAGGCTGATGCCAACATGACGCCGGCGGCTTCCGCGCAGGCCGTGCTCGCGGCTGTGAAGGCAAAAGGCACCGATGTTCTGAAAGGTTTGCAGGCTCTTGACCGCGCTGCGGAAGGCGTCGCGTCGAGGCCGTCTGAGCATGGCGATGCCGGCGCCAGTGCCGGTGCCGCAGCTGCCGCCGCAACCACTCCGGACGGCTGGAAGGCCGAATGGGAAGGCAGCGACAAGTTGAAGGCGGAGTACCCCAGCGCCGAAAGCTACGTCGCGACCAAGAAGCGGGACGCGCTCAAGGGCTGACCGCTTCACCGCGCTCCATCAACCGAAACACGAAACCCAGAAGGACCGCCGCAATGAAAAGGAACATTCTCATCGCGGCAGGCGTAGCGCTGGTCGCGCTTGCCTGTCTCGCCATCGCCATGCCTGACGCTGTCACGCACCTGGCCAACCTGCAGCACCATGGAACCGGCGTCAGCATGGCCATGGCGACGCTCGCCGCCAACCAGCTGCGTGACTACCAGCTGGGCGACAAGGAAGAATACCCGGTCATCGCCGCCGACATCATCTACCAGGGCGCTGCCGTCGGTGAGAACGGATCCGGCTATTCCCGTCCGCTCGTCGCCGGCGATCCGTTCCAGGGCTTTGCCGAAGCCATTGCCGACAATTCCGCCGGGGCCGCCGGCGCGATCAATGTCAACGTCAAGAAAAAGGGCAACATCGTCCTGCCGATTTCCGGTGCGGCGATCACCACCAATGATCGCCCGCTCGTCTACGCGTCCGACGACAACACCTTCACCTTGACCGCAACCAGCAATTCGCTGATCGGCACCGTGTCGCGTTGGGTCTCGACCGGCATTGCCATCGTCGAGTTCGACGCGGGCCTTGCCGCCTGCACCACGGCCGGCCTGCTCGCGCCGGCGGCCTGATCGCCTTCCCACTCTCCGAACATCAACGTCCGGCACATAAGTGCCGCCTCGCCGTCGATGCCCGACGGCGAGGGTCCGACCGCAACCCAATGAAAGGAGCGGACCATGCTTCCGCAGCAGTTCCAGAAAATCACCCACAATGGCGTGCGCGGTATGATCCTCGCCCGCCTCGACACCGGCGGCAGCGCGTGGATCAACGACATCGCCATGCGCATGCAGTCCGACCAGGCCGTCGAGGAGTATGCCTGGCTCGGCACGGCCCCGGCGCTGCGCGAATTCATCGGCGGGCGCACCCCGGCCGAACTTCGCGAGCTCTCCTTCACCGTCTCCAACAAGGACTATGAAGGCTCTATCACCTTCAAGTCCAAGGACATGCGCCGCGACAAGCTCGGCATGATCCAGATCCGCGTCAACCAGCTCGCCGATCGCGCGCTCGACCATCCGGCCAAGCTGCTCTCGGCGCTCATGATCGCAGGCGAGTCGACCACCTGCTACGACGGTCAGTACTTCTTCGACACCGACCACGTCGAAGGCAACAGCGGCGTCCAGGCGAACTCGATCGTCTATGACATCTCCGACGCCGGCACCGGCGGCACGCCTACGGCCCCGGCCGTGGATACGGTTGCCGGCGCCATCCTGAAAGCGATCCAGCAAATGTATTCGTTCAAGGACGATCGTGGCGAGCCGATGAACCAGGGCGCGGCCAAGTTCACCGTCCAGGTGCCGATCACCTACATGGCGGTTGCCCTGCTGGCCGTGACGTCGCTGCTGGTCGGCGGCGGCAACACCAATCTGCTGCCGGCTCTGAAAGGCAAGTTCGAGATCGACGTGGTGCCCAATCCGCGCCTGACCTGGACCACGAAATTGGCGGTGTTCCGCACCGACGATGCCGCCAAGCCCTTCATCTTGCAGGAAGAGACGATCCCGGATGTCGTCGCGCTCGGCGAAGGCTCTGAATATGAACAGCTGAACAAGGAACAGCTGTTCGGCATCGACTGGACCGGCAACGTCGCCTACGCCTACTGGCAGCATGCCTGCCTGGTTACGCTGCAAGCCTGATTTTTTCCTCCCGATCGACAAGACCGCTCCCCGGCTCCAGCCGGGGGGTGGCCTGACCTGACCGCAGTACAGCTGCCGTCCGGCCATGCCATCAACCCAAACCGAAAGGAAACTTCCCATGCGCATGTACAAGGTCGAAGGCGGCGTTGCCCATGTCGGCACCGACATGGTGCTCGAACTGTCGCAGGCGCAGGTCGCCGCTCGCGCTCACCTCCTTGAGAAGGTCGAAGGCGGCTACCGCGCCCAGGCTTCGGTGCAGTTCAAGGAAGGCGAAATAATCGGCATCGACTGCGCTCCGGAAAATCTGCCGCGCCCGCTTGCCGTCTGCCTTGTCAGCGAAGGCGATGACGTGACCGTCAGCAGGAAACCGAAGGCGGTAGCCAGGCGCCGCGGCAACGCCTGACCATGCCGGTCGAGACAGCCGCCGATCGCGCCATCTTCGTCGACGCCGACGAGTTCGGCGCCGCAGTGAAATGGACCAGCGTCGCCGCGGTGGCGAACTTTTCGGCGATCTTCGACGCCGAGTACCAGCTGCTGACGCTGCCGGATCTCGATGCCGGCGTCGAGGCGTCGGGACCGCAGATCCAGTGCCGAACCTCCGATCTGCCTGCCGATGCGGCGCATCAGGACAGCGTGCAGGTAACCGATCCGGAGACCTCGGCCCTCTCGAACTTCGTCGTGGTCGAGATCAAGCCGGATGGAACGGGTATGACGGTCGTACGCTTGCAGGAGGCTTGAGCCGTGTCGCACGTCCGTAATCAACTGCGCGACTGGCTGGCGGCCAATCTCGTCGGCTCGCCGCAGGCAGGATCACGCGTCGAGCAGCGCCGCAGCCTGCCCTTGGCGAAGGATCTCCGGCCGACCTTCCTGTTTGAGGTTTCGAACGAAACCTCGACGGACATCGACATGGATGGGCACCAGCAACGTGTCATCGGCGTTCGGGTGACCGCCTGCGTAAAGGATGATTCCAGCGATGGCGAAGACACGCTCGACGCCATGGCTCTGTTTGTCGAGGGCGTCTTGTCCGACGATCCGACGCTGGGCGGGATCGCCCAGGACTACGCCTACCAGGCCACCGAATTCAATTTCACCGGCAACGCGGAGCGTACGCTTTGCACCGCCGCCCTGACCTTTGCCGTGACGGTATTTACCGCACGCGCCGATCCTGAAACCGCTCTTTAGAGCACAACCCCGAACTGGAGAAGCACCATGGGTGTCAAGCATGGCAAGAACGGCAAGGTGAAATTTGCCAACAACGCGGTCGGGCAAGTGACCTCGATCGCTTACAGCGAGACCGTCGATACCGGCGACACGACGGTCATGGGCAGCACTGCCAAGACCCATGTCCCCGGCATTCCTGGCTGGAGCGGCAAGGTCGAATGCATCTATGATCCGGCCGATGCTAACGGCCAGGCTGCCGCGCTGATCGGCAGCAGTGTCACCATCGGCTTCTATCTGCAAGGTGACACGGTCGGGCTGACTTATGTCTCCGGCACCGCCTCGATCACCAGCGTCGACGGCGCGGCGGACTTGTCGAAGGCGTCTACCTTCTCGTTCGGTGTCACCGGCAACGGTGCGCTGACCTATGACGAGGTCGCGGCATAATGGCCAAGCTCAGCTCTGTCCTGGAAGCCGCCACTGCCCATTATGGCGGCCAGCAACGCAAAGACATCAAGGTCAAGGAATGGGGAACCCCCGGCAAGCCGCTGGTCATCACCTGGTCGCCCTGGACCGTTGCCGAGCGCAACAAGGTCTACCGCCGCGACGACAATGGCGTCACGCCTGACGGCGGGATCATCCAGGTGCGAGCGTTGATCGCCAAGGCCTGCGACGAGGCCGGCAAGCGCCTGTTCGACGAAATGGACGAGCATGTGCTGACGCACAAGGTCGATTCAGACGTCGTCGGCCGCATCGCCGCCGCCATCCTTTACGGCTCGATGCCGGGAGGCTCCGCCGTCGGCAACGTGGTGGAAGCGGAAAAAACGGCTGAAGGCGGACCCCGAGCGCATGCTGATCCACGCGCTCGCGCTCCGCCTCGGCAAGACCTGCGGCGAGATCGGCGCCATGGAGTATGCCGAGTTCATCGCCTGGTTCGCATTCTTCGAGCTCCAGAGAGACGGTCGGGAGTAGATGGCGAAAGACCTGGAATTCCAGATCCGTGGCAAGGATGCGTCGAAGCCGGCCTTTGACAGCGCGCGCGCCAATGCGCGCGAGTTCAACGGCGAGCTCGACCGCACCGGCAAGATGCTGGCGCTTGCCGGCACCGCGGCGAAGGCCTTTGCCATCGGGTTTGCGGTGGAAGGCGTCCGGCGGTTCGCCGATGCCGTCCATGGCGCGGTTGTCGAATATGCCGATCTCGCCGACAGCGCCGATCGGGTCGGCGTTTCGGTCGAGCAGCTACAGCGCCTCCAGTTCGGCCTGACGCAGGCCGGAGTCGACGCCGGCGCCATCGACACCAATCTGGAACAATGGTCGAAGCGGCTTGGTGCTGCCGTCACCTCCGGCGGCCGGCTGGCCGATATCTTCAAGGCCAACAACATTTCGCTGACAGACAGCAACGGCAAGCTGCGCTCGAACGTCGACCTTCTGCGCGACTACGCGAACCTAATCCAGGGTGCCGCGACCGACCAGCAGCGCATCGCACTCGCCACCGACGCCTTCGGGCGCGGTGGTGCCGACATGGTGCTGGCGCTCAAGAACGGCGCGTCCGGCATTGACGATATGATGCAGGCCGCCGACCGCGCAGGCGGCGTTGTGGACGAGCAGCTGGTGCGGCGCGCCGCCGAACTCGACGACAAGTGGAACGAGATTTCCCGCACCATCGACATCGAGGTCAAATCAGCGCTGCTCAACATCGCTGACCAAACCGATCTCGCCTATACCGCCGCAACCAGGGTCATTCGCGAATGGGAGAAGTTCAGCGGCATCCCCGCGCCGTCATGGTGGGGCGCCGTCTTCATGTCGCCTGGCGCGTCCGCCAATGCAGCTTCGCGCGCCGGCTTCGCGGTAGGGCAGCTTGCCGGCCAGCCGACCGACCCGAACGCCGCCGGAAAGGGCGATCGGCTGTTTCAACCACTTTCGGATGATGCCTTCAATTCGCGCTTCGCCGGCGCCCAGCAGGTCAAGCGCACCGTCATTCCTCCGAGCGGCGGCGGCTCCGGCGGCTCAAAGGCGATCAAGGAGCAGATCTCTGACTATGACCGCGTCATCGAGCGGTTGAAGGCTGAAGAGCAGGCAATCGGCCTCGACCGCGTCGCGCAAGAGGTGCTGGAACAGCAGCGCCGTGCCGGCGTCACCGCGACGAGTACGCAGGGCAAGGAGATCGATGCGCTGGTGCGCAAGATCGATGCCGAGAAACAGGCGCAGAAGCTGCTGGAGGAACAACAGCGTTCGCTGAACGAAGCCGCATCCTTCTTCGGTCACGAAGGGCTGGACGCCCTGGATGCATGGGCCAGCGGTGCCATGAGCGCAACCGATGCCGCCAAGCAGCTCGGCCTCGAAATCCTCGACGCTGCAAAGAATGCGCTGCTCTTCAATGAGGGTCCGCTCGCCGGCATCCTTGGCGGCGGCAAAGGTGGGGGAGGCGGCTTGATAGGAAAGCTGTTCACGTCCTGGTTTGGGGGCGCACGCGCTGCCGGCGGCCCAGTCGACCCGTGGAAAGACTATCTCGTCGGCGAGAAGGGGCCGGAGATCCTGCGCATGGGCAGCGGCGGCGGTTCAATCGTTTCGAATGACAACGCATTTGGCGGCGGCGGCACGGTGGTCCAGATCATCGACCAGCGCACAAACGGCGGGACAATCGAACGTCAGGATTCCGATGGCGTGACGCGTATGATCGTGCGTGATGAAATCGCCAAATCAGGCATCGGATCGGTGGCCCGCCATGCGCAGAACCATGCGGCGGCGATCAAGCGGAGCATGATCAAGTGACGATCACCTATCCGCGCGACCTTCCCGACTACCAACTGACGGAATGCACGTTCGACCTGATGGACAACGTATCGAGTTCCGCCTCTGGCAAGGGCTTGCAGATCAATCTGTCGCAGGTCGTCGATCCGACATGGAAGGCGACGATCCAGACGCGCCTGCGCAAGCCGACCGAATATGCGTCAACGGCAATCTGGTCTGCATGGAAAAAGAGCCTGCGCGGCATGAAGCCGTTCGTGGCGTATGATTTCGGCCGCCCGAACCCGATCGCCTACCTGACCGCTGCGGCGTCTACCGATATCGCGCCGGCATGGAATGGCACGGCAACGGTAACGTCGCTTGGCCTGTCGGGTGCGCTCGGCCTGTCCGGTCTGCCCGCCACATATCAGGCCAAGGTTGGCGACCGCGTCGGGTTGGAGGAGGGCGGCCACTACGGCTATTACGAGGTTCTCGAAGACAAGACAGCCGTAGCCGGCGTTGCCACACTCACCGTGGCGCCGTTCCTCCACACCACCGTCTTCACCACCGCAGCGGTTGCCCGGCTCTGGCGTCCGAAGTGCCAGTTCATCCTTGATTGGAACTCCTGGAGCGCTCCCGCCACCAGGGACTTTGGCGCCATTTCCTTCAACGCCTATCAAAGGCTGTAACCATGCTCTCGCTCCCCGCCGGCGTCGCCGAGCTGCTCGACCAGGGCAACATCATCGTGCGCGGCTTGATCAAGTTCGAGCTCGGCGGCGGGACCTATGGGTTCATCAAGTCGCTGGCGCCGCTCGAATGGGGTGGCGTCACCTATCAGCCGGGCGGCATCCTCCAGGTGTCCGACCTGTCGGCCGGCACAGGCACGGCTGCGCGGCAGTTCACCATCACGCTAGCGGCGTCGCCGGATGACGGCCTGACGCCGGAGGTGCTGCGCACCATCGAGGCGGAAGACTACCGTGATCGGCCGGTGACGATCTACGACGCCTATTTCCATCCCGACACCGGCGCGCTGCTTGGCGTGCGCGCCATGCGCCGCGGCTACATCGACACCATCCCGCACAATGAAGACGACACTGGCTACACGCTGACCGCCAACTGCGAAACCCGTGCACTCGACTACACCCGCACCAATGGCCGCAAGCGCTCGCATGCCGACCAGCAGCGCCGCAACCCCGGTGATCTCTTCCTGCAGCATGCCTCGACGCGCGGACGTGTCGAAGTGTTCTGGGGCCGCACCAAGAAGGCTTGATCCATCATGCGCAAAACGGGTTGGGAACGGCTGCTCAAGGCGGCCGTGGAGAAGCATATGGCGCTGCCGTCGCTCTTCGGCACGTCGGATTGTTATTTGATTCCCGACGATGCTGTCGCGGCCGTCACCGGCAAGACGATGTTCGGCACCGCGGCACGCCGCTACAAGACCCCGGCCGGCGCCGGCAAGCAGCTGCGCAAGCGCGGGTTTGCCACGGTCGAGGATGCTTTCCGCTCGAAGTTCACCGAGATCGCGCCGGCACTCGCCCAGCGCGGCGACATCGGCGTCGTCGAGCGTGACGGCCAGATCTCGGGGGGCGTCTTCACCCAGATCGGCTTCATGACGCGGGATGAAACCAAGGTGATCTTCCTCAACCCTGCCGACGTCAAGACGGCGTTCCGGGTCGAATAGTCCATGCCGTTTCTCGCCCCTCTCGTCACTGCCGTTTCGACATGGTGGGCCGGTACCGCCGTGGGCTCGTTCCTGGCGACGGTGGGCATCACCGGCTCGATGATCCTGACGGCCGGGATCAATGTCGCGGCCGGGCTGATCGAGAAGGCGATTGCCAAGAAAAACGAGCCGCCGGGCGGCGTCCAGTTCGAGAAGCAGTATGGCGAGAATCCCCCCCGCCAGGTGCCAATCGGCCGGGTCGCCATGGCCGGGCACGATTGCTACGTCAACACATACGATTCCGGCAATGGCCGCATCCAGCAGGTCTATGCGCTCGGGGACTATTACTGCGATGGTCTGAGCCGCGTTGCCATCAACGGCACTTGGGAGACGCTGGGCAGCACTCCGGATCCTGAAAGAGGCCTGCCTGTCGTCTCGGGGGAGTTCACCGACCTCATTTGGATCAAGTTCGTCGACGGCACCCAGATCGTCGCCGACGCCAACCTCGTGGAAGAAGCCAACCCGGCTGACCGCTGGTCGGAAGCGCATGTCGGGCTCGGCATCTGCCACGTCATCGTGTCGATGATCTTCGACACGGAGAAGAACAACAGTCCTCCGGATTTCTTCTTCGAGTTTCGCGGCGCGCGGCTTTACGACTGGCGCAAGGATTCGACCGCCGGCGGCTCTGGCACGCATCGCTGGGGCGACTACTCGACCCACGAATACACCGCCAACCCGATCGTCGCGGAATACAATTACCGCCGCGGCTTCACCATCAACGACGATCTGTTCTGCGGCATGGAAATGCCGGCTTCCGACCTGCCGTTCGACAAGTGGACCGCTGCCGCCAACCTTTGCGACGAGTTGGTCGCAAAGGAAGACGGCAGCTTCGAGCCGCGCTACCAGCTTTCGCTGCTGCTCGATTGCACCCGCAGCCACGGCGACAACATCGATAGCATCATGCTGTCCTGCGGCGGCATGACGATTGATGCCGTCGACGGGGCCTGGCCGCTGGTTGGCTCCGACCAGCCGGTTGTCGCCACCATCACCGATGACGACTTCATCGCCGGCGCGCCGTTCCAGTTCCAGGCGAAACGCTCGATGTCGGACCTGGTCAACTCGGTGTCAGGCAACTCGCCGGATCCGGACCAGCTGTGGTCGATGGTCGGCTATGAGGCGCAGATCTCCGACACCGCCCTTGTCGTCGATCGCCGCACCCGCGACGTCAACATCGATTTCCCCATGGTGCCGTCGGCGCGCCAGGCCGGCCAGCTCGCCGGCATCTACCTCGAGGAGAACCGCTGGGAAGCCACGGTCTCCGGCATGCTGCGCCCGCGCTGGCAGGTGCTGGAGGCCGGCGACTGGGTTCGGTACAATTCGCAGAAGTACGGCGACCTCACCTTCATGATGACGGAATCGTCGCTCGCCTCGCTCGATGCCGACGGGCCGCGCAACGCGCAGGTCTCGCTCCAGCAGCGCGACGGCTCGATCTATGATGGCATCCTCAACCCGCCTGTCATCGTGCCGGCGCCGCCCGGCGCGCCGGACTATCAGAGCGAGCTAGAAAACTACCATCTGATCCCGATCATCGTCCAAACCGAGACCGGCTCGCAGCGCGCGGCGCTGCGCGCCTCGTGGAATGTCATCACCGATGTGACGATCTCCGAGATCGAGTTCCAATACCGTCCGGTCGCGCAACCCGACGCCGTCATGGGCGAGACGGCGACGTCCGACCAGACGGTGGCGCAGCTGACTGCGGGCGTGATCTCGCTGTCCGCCTTCGAGGCGCGCTATCGCCTGCATTCGGACCCGCCGCGCACCATCCCGTGGACGGACTGGGTGCAAGTCACGACGCTCGATGCGCGCCTGGTCGGGGCCGATTTCTACCCCATCGATCTCGACCAGCTCGCGCAGGATGTGAAGGCCTTCCAGGCGTGGACCGGCAATGCGGTGCGCGACGTCCTTGAACAATTGCAGGCGGTGTCGACGAACAGCGCCGGCAACTTCCTGGTCGGCTTTTCCGACAAGCAGGAACTGCGGCGGGAACTGCGGTCCACAACCGACGGCGCAGTCGCGCTGTTCACTGAAGAGATCATTACTGCGACCGGTCCCGGCTCGGCGCTCGCCCTCAAGATCCAGGCTCTCGAGGCGACGGTCAACGATCCGGTCACTGGTGTTGTTGCCAGTTCGACCGCCGTGTCGTCGTTGTCGACGACGGTGTCGGCTCAAGGCGGCACGATCGCGGCCAACGCTTCGGCGATCATCGCCTTGCAGACTACCGTCGGCGACGTCTCTGCCGGCTCCACGTTCAGAATGGGCACCGATTACACACCGGCGGCCGGCTGGTCCTCGCGCATCGGCATAGAGGCACGGGTAACGTCGGGCAGCACGTTCCGCTCGTCGGGCCTGTACATCGAGGCGACGGCATCTGCCTCCCGCATCGTCTTAGATACGGATCAGTTTGTCATCATGGCGGGCGGCGTCGTCACGGCGCTGTTCGATGCCGGCACCGCCTTCATCGCCACCGCGCGCATCCGCAACCTGACTGCGGGCAACATCACCGCAAATTCGCTCAACGCCGGGTTGGTGTTGCAGAACGGCACGGTCATCACGTCGCTCATCGCCGGCAATGCCATCACCGATTGGGATAATCAGGCGTTTTTTCTTTCGACCGGTGCCAACGGACCCTCATTCGTCACCCGCGCCACAATCACCGTCAACAACACGGGTGCGATTCCCCCTCTGGTCTTCGCCAGGATGAATTCTGTCTACACGGCCGGCGGCGGCAGCAGCAGCGCTACCGTCAACATGAGGCTGGTTCGAACGGTGGGCGGCGTCGATACGGTCCTGAGATCGGTGACCTACAACAGCAACTCCGGGGTCTACGAGCCGGTGTTTCTCGATGCGGCCGCGCCCGCGGGAACCTTCACCTATCGCATCGACACCAACCATACGCCAGCCGGCGGCGCCGGCATCACGATCGACTGCTCCGTCACCGCCAACTGGTGGAAGAAATGAACAAGCGCGCAAACAGAGGCCCCATAATGACGACCAATGAGCCCGAGACCATGACCATCTCAATGCAGGTTGCGCTGGAGGAGGAGGTCGAGCGCCTCGACGCGGCGGCGAAGGCATCCAGGAACCGGATCCTGTTCCTGGCGCAGAGCAACGCGAACCTGAAGGCGCGCGTGGCCGAGCTGGAAGCCGAGCTTGCGGCGCTGAAACCGGCCGAGATGCCGGCCAAAAAGCCGAAGGCAAACTGACATGGCCGTTGTTCCGGACTATGTGACGGGCACGATCACGCTCACCAGCGGCTCGGCGAACTTCACCTCGACGGGCGCCGCGCTGCAATCGGCGGCGGTCCGCGCTGGCGACGAGATCCTCCTGCCGGCCAAGGGGCTGGTCCTGGTGATAGGCTCGATCACCGGGGAGAATGCCGGCACGCTTGTCGAAAATTGCCCGGCCGGTGCTGCCGGCGCAGCCCAGCCCATGCGCATCCGTTTCCAGTCGGACGGCTCGCGATTGACGGCGCAGGCGGCGACGCTGATCGAGGCCCTTGCCAATGGCAATCTCGCCGCCATTGCCGACCTGACCAGCGCGGCCGACAAGCTGCCATACTTCAGCGGACCCGGCGTCGCGGCCATGGCCGACTTCAAGGCCGCCGCCCGCGCGCTGCTTGGTCTGACAGCCGCAGCCGACAAACTTCCCTATTTCGACGGGGCAAACAGCGCGGCTCTGGCAACGTTCACAGCGGCGGGCCGTGCGCTGGTAGGCGGAGCCAATGCGGCGGCCATGTACGCCACGTTGGGCGCTGTTCCAAACGGCAATATCTCGGCCACGCTTACCGCCGACAAGGCATTCCGCCAAGGGAACATTCTCGCGACCGTAGCGCAATCCGGCGGCGTTCCGACTGGCGGCCTCATTGAAAGCGGCAGCAACGCCAATGGGTCTTACGCTAGGTTCGCAAACGGAACACAAATCATATCGCGGCAATTCACATGCGTCGACACCGGCCCGGCCACGGCTGCTTTCCCCGCGACATTCATAGATACAAGCTACAGCGTGGGCGCTATCGGAAACGGTTCGACTTCATCCTCGGTGACTAGCATTAAAGCGGCCAGCAAGGCGACCAACTCGGCCGCCTTTGTGGCCAACTTCGTGTCGGCATCTTTCCCGTCACAATACGTGACCGCTGGTATCGACATCCTCGCAATCGGAAGGTGGTTTTGATGCGCATTTCGTTTTCCCCGCAACGCCGCGACGACGCGCTGGTGCTCGAAAAGACCGGCGACGTTCTGACCATCAACGGCGAGCAGTTCAACTTCACTGGTCTGGGCGATGGTGACACGATCAAGGCCGAAGATGTCCCCTGTGAGTTTATCGTCGGCGACGTCACCAAGGCAGACGGTGAGGTTCACATTGTTCTGAGCCTGCCGCATGGACCGAACCCTTCACAGGCCGTCGCTTTTCCTGTCGACATCGTGGTGACGGAAGACGGGTCGGTCGTCGTGCCGCATGATGAGGCGCCAGTAGAGGAGACCAACGATGTGGACGCCTGATCCTTCCATCATCAGCACGGCTGCTCAGAAGGCGGCTGAAGCGCAGGCGACGCTGCTGGCGAGTTTCCAGACGGCAATCCAATCGCTCGTCGACCAGACAGCCAAATCGCGCTTCTATGCCGACGGAAACGCTCTTGCCGGCTATGTCGCCTCGACCGTGTCGGACTGGTCTGCCGAGGCGACAGCCTTCCTTGCCTGGCGCGATGCCGTGTGGGTCTATGCCTATGGAGAACTGGACAAGGTCACGGCCGGCGAGCGGAGTATTCCTACGGTTGAGGCGTTCCTCGCGGAGCTGCCAGCTATGCAATGGCCTTCGGCCTGAGCGGGCGAAAATCAATGATCCGGGCGATCGATTTCCGCAACGGCGGCTCTAGCGCCAATGTGATTGCTATCGATAGCGCGATTACGATCGCAAAGGTGCAGATCAGCGCCGTGTATCGCTCGACACCTTGCAGAGCGATCGCCCGCAGAATGGCCGCACCGATGATATCGTGCAGCAGATAGAGCGGATAGGTCGCCGTTCCGCAGAGCCGTATCCAGGCGAGTGTTCTTTCCCCGATTCGTGCCGATAGCAGCGCGTCGAACCGAACAGAGGTCGCCATGAGGGCGATGGCTGCCACCCAGATGCCGACAGGCACCCAGCGCAGCGAGGGATCGTTGTGATAGGAGGCCGGCGCGGTCATATAAATCCCGACCATACCGCCAATGACGAAGATCGAAAGTGCCGCGCTGCGCACTATGGTTGGCCTGATCATCAACGATGACCACAGGAAAACGCCGGCGGCGAAGTATGTTCCGAAGGTGAAGGTCAGGTCCCGTGCTCTCCCTTGGATAGGAAACGCGAGCGGGTGGACGTAGCCGTGCGATGCGGCCCAAGCCCAGATCCAGAACGTGGCACTGGTTATGCCTATGATGGCCATTGCGGGCTCGACCCATGAAAATCGACGAATCGCGAGCAGCGCCGCTACGAAAATGTAGAAGCTCACTTCAATGCCAAGGGTCCAATATACGCCATCGATCCAGGGCCCGTAAAAGTTGAAGGTCAGGGTCCTGATGTAGCGCTCGACCAATGCCGGCATTGGCAGCCAGCCGATCATCACAGCGACGGCAAAGGTCATCGTCGCGCAGATGAAGGCCGCGGGTACAAGCCTCAGGAAACGAGCGCGAATGAAGTGCCATGGCGTTGCGTTCGCGGCCGAAAATGCGATGACAAACCCTGAGATGACGAAAAATATCTCGACACCGAATCGGCCCCAAAAAACGAACGGTGCCAACTCCGGGAATAAGACCGCCTCTTGCAGAACTGATCCTGGCGTCGACGCCTTGAACCCTGACCAATAGGCGAGATGAAAGACCATCACGGCCAGAGCGGCAAAGATCCGGGCAACATCCAGGCCGACAAGCCTTGGCTTTGTTTTCAGCGTCAAAGTATTGGCCCCCCGGCCGCATTGGCCGGTGACTGTTTAGCCTAAACAATGAGCGGCTGTCCAATTAGTTCTAGTGCAGGCCGGTGAGGGCCAGATCGGGGCGTCTGGTTGACGTGCGCGAGCGCCGCGCCTCAGTACCCCAAGAGGTGCCGCAGCCCCACGATCGGCAGGTAAACCGTCCAGACCAGGCAGACCAGGATGGCGACGACAACGCCCATGGCTGGCGCCCATTCCTGCCACAGTTTCAGCAGCCGCCCGGTCCAGGCTTCCAGTTGAGTTTCCATCGCCTACGGGCCTTCAGCTTGGTTTGCGCAGCACGTTGAGAACCACATCGGCGTCGTTCTGATCGCCGCTCACCATCACTTCCCATAGGCCGTCGACCAGCAGGAGATGTCCGCCGTCATAGGTGTGGATTTCGCCGGCGTTCAAAACCGCGTCTCGCAAATGCTGCCGTAGCTCCAGCCACGGTTTCGGCAGCGATACCCAATCCCCTTGGGGTTCGTCGTACTTCATCCCCTGGCCCTCCCGGGGCCGACCATAGCCAATCATCATCCCGAAAGGAAACCCCATGGCCGTTTCGCGCGAAAAGGAATCGCTTGCCAAGGTGCTGGTGCACGAAGGCGGCTATGTGAACCATCCGGCCGATCCGGGCGGCCCGACCAACAAGGGCGTGACGCAGCGCGTCTATGACGGCTATCGGAAGGAAAAGGGCCTGGCGAAGCGCTCGGTCAAGAGCATCACCAGGGACGAGGTCGGCGAGATCTATGATCGCCAGTACTGGGACGCGGTGAAGGGCGACCTGCTGCCTGACGGCGTCGATTACGTAGTGTTCGATGGCGGCGTGAACTCCGGGCCCGGCCGCTCGATTATGTGGCTTCAGCAGGCGCTTCGCCCGATCTATACCGGGCCGATCGACGGCGTCATGGGCGTGGGCACGCTGGCGGCGCTCAAGGCTGTCAACAACAACGACGCGCTGATTGATCGCATCTGCGAGGCGCGCATGAACTTCCTTCGCCATCTCGGCACGTTCCCGACCTTCGGCAAAGGCTGGACGGCGCGTGTCGCCGAAGTGCGCGCGATCGGCAAGGCCTGGGCGACCGGCGAGAAGCCGCAGGCCGCCAGCTTCGTCGACGGCGGCCAGGCAAAGGCGCTGGTCGAGGATGCCAAGGCAGCGCCTTCGACCGCGCCGGCCGACCTGGCGACCGGTGGCGGTGTCGCGGGCGGCGGGCTCGCTGGCACGTTAACCGAGCTGCAGAACCAGATCTCGCCGCTCTCGTATTCGAGCGAGCTCATTGGAAGGGTCGTCGTCGCCCTGGCGTTCGCGAGTGCGCTGCTTGTCATCGGCGGCCTTGCCTATCGCTGGTATGTCAACCGCAAGGCCAAGCGCCTGGCCGAAGCGCTCGGGACCGCGCCGGCATGACCTGGTTCATCTCCCTGGTTGCCGGCCTCCTCGGCGTTCCCCGCCCGCTGGCCGGCATCATCATCTGGGTCGCGATCGCCGCCGCCGTCTCCGGCACCGCGCTCGGCGGCTACGCACTCATCAAGCATTGGGGCGCCGACGAGCTGCGCGCCAAGATCGAAAAGGAGAATGCCGATGCGATCCAAAAGGGCATTGATGCTCGCATGTCTCTTGACGAGTGCATCGACGCTGGCGGCGTGTACGACTTCGGGCGTCAGCGGTGTAACGCCGCTTCGCTCGGCCCTCGGTAACAGCCTTGCCGGCGCGCAGGGCAAGACCATCGCCGACCAGAACAAGATCGACCGCACCATGGCGCCAGGCTGCGCGGTGAAACTCTACACCCGGGTCGAATGCGACCTGCACACCAAGGCAAGCGCCGCGCGCCGCGCCGAACTGAAATCATAGCATTGCATCGAGGGCGGGGATGATGCCGGTATCTGGGACAAAAAGCTTGGAAATGATGATCGGCGGCCTGCTGCAAGCGACGCAGGACATGCAGCGCGACATCACCGAGATCCGGCGCGACATCAAGGATAGCGATGCCAGGGCGGCGCTCAGCTACGAGCAATCGGAACAGCGCGCCGCTGCCAGTCGGGCGAAGATGTACCAGAAGACCGACGAGCTGGTGGAGCGCGTGAGTGCCACCGAAAGCGCGGTCAGCAAGCTCAATGCCGACATGACCAGCGTCAAGCAGGTGACGGCCGAGGTGACCAGGTGGAAGCTCATGGGGCTTGGCGCACTGGGCGTCACCGGAATCGCGGCCGGCGCCATGGCGTCGGCCATCACTTACTTTTGGCACGACATATGGCGCGTGCTGCGGGGAGGGTGATCCTGCCGAGATTCATGCGTCGAAGTGCAAAGCGCATGTGATTGCCTGAACTACCAGCCGCAAAGCAAGACCCCGGCTTTGGGCCGGGGCTTGGTGTGGGATTACGCGGGCACCGCGCACGAGCTCATTACGTCAATTAGCCTTCGCCGCGTTTCCATCTGATCCTTCGACTTTTGCGGCTTCGCTACCTTCGGCGGGCTCAGATCCTTTCGCCCGCGTTCGATTAGCCCGCGGGCGATTTCTTGCTGGGCTACCAGCCACTTCTGCTTTTCCATGACTTTCCTCTCCCCCGTTAAACGAAGCTTCATCATCGTTCGCCACCTCACTGGCAATGTCGCTGAGACGCAACACTAGACCGTCTTCTCGCTCAGAAAGCATGATTTCGGCGAAAGTTCCAATCAATTTCCAGAGTGCGTCCGTGGGGCCATCGATGTTTTTGAACATCTGCCGTGCCTCTTCCTCATCGATTATAAAATCATGTGAGGGGTAGTTTTCGGTCAACCAATCGACGTGGGCAGGTTCGATATTGCCTGAATACATTGCCAGGCGCTGACCATAGTGAACAGCAACCTGAAGGTCCCGGTAGTCGCTCCCCAAGCCCGTCGGCGAAATTTGTTCATAAATGGGTGCAAGCAGGCCGGTGGTCATTTCGCCAGCAACAGCTGACGCGACTGAGAAGCTGATATTGTCGCCGGAACGGGCCTTTATCGAGAGCAGGATGTGTTCGTAGACGTCAAAGGTTTCACGCTTCAATGCTTCAAACGCCGAATGGCTAAGTAGCCCCGATTTGCGAGAAAAGATCTCGTCTCGCTCATAAAGTTGAACGTCAAGAGGGCCCAATTCGGAGAACGGACCCATGATCAGGTCATGGGCACCCACGGCGAGCAGCGTTCCCGCGCTTTTGCACACGCTGGGAATGCAGATCGTAAAGTGCTCGTACTGGTTTTGAAAAAATCTTGCAATCTTGTAGGCTGAGTTCGCCAACCCGCCGTTTGTCGTCAGCAGCAACAATGCGTTCGGCCGAGTTCGATTGAACGACTGAACTATTCGGCCGTAGCCTTTGTGGTCTATTGCTGCGGAGTATAGATAGATGTCCGCGTCGTACTCGATCTCTGCTGCGCGGACCACGTCTGCCGCATCCGTCGCGTCTTCTTCAGCTTTTGCCATTTTTGTCCCCACCCGCTGTATTGGTGCTTCAAATTTCAGCAAAGCGCAAGTTCGGATTTTTTGGAATGGGGTGGCGTTCTCGCAACCAAACCTCCGCGGCCGCTCATCTGCACGAGATGACGGCAAGCTCAGTCGATCTCAAGCGGGTCGTGGTCCGGCTGTTCGTGCCACATGACCTGCCGCAGGTCGCGCATATCAACCTTTTGACCGCAGACTTTGCACGTGTAGAAATTCTCCTCCTCGGGGATGTGTTTGCCACCGTGCAGTTCGCCGGGAATGGGAGGGCCGAGGTCGGTCAGTTTCATTGTCCGCGCAGCTTTTTCGCTTCGAGTTCCAGCGTGGCGCGTTCGTTGCCGTGTCGCTTGATCAACTGGCGCACCTGTTCTGCGGTAATGCCGGCCTGCTCGGCGAAATACCGGACCTCATAGTCCTCATCGGCTGAAACGCGGTTTCGATCGCGGAAATCTCGTTTGCTCTTGTCGTCTGCCATTACGGTTCCTCCTCGCTCCCACCGATGGGCAACGCTCGGCCGGCATCTTTGTTGCACTCCGATGCCGGTTTCCGGTTTGGGAACCATTTTAGCTAAAGCTGATTGAGTCGCGGTCTTGCGAGTCAGTTCATGCGTTTGAAGTTCATCCCACCCATGGAACCGGAGCTTGTCGACACCCCGCCCGAGGATGACGACTGGTTGCACGAGGTCAAGTTCGACGGCTACCGCACACAGGTCATCAAGGACGCCGGCGGCATCCGCCTGCTGACCAGGAGGGGGCACGACTGGACGGGGCGCTACAAGGTCCTCGCCGAAGAAGCCGCGGCGATCGACGCCGACACCTTCATCCTCGAGGGCGAGGCCATCATGATCAATGAGGCCGGCCTGTCCGACTTCCACGCCTTGCAGGCGGCCGTCAGCAAGCGCACGCCGTCGCGCGAGCTCTATCTGGTCACGTTCGATCTGCTCCATCTTAACGGCCATGACCTGCGCGACATGCCGGTCGAGGACCGTCGCGAGATCCTGCATGAGATGATCCCGGCCGGGGGCCGCATCCAGTTCAGCGAAGCGCTGCCGGGAACCGGCGACGCCGTTTATCACCTTGCCTGCGAGGCGAACATCGAGGGCATCGTCTCGAAGCTCAAAACCAGCGCCTATCGCAGCGGCCCGACGATGAACTGGCGCAAGATCAAATGCTTTGACGAAAAGGAGATGGAGATCATCGGCGTGCAGCGCGAGACGGGCAAGCCGGCGATGGTGCTGATGGCGGACAAGGGCCACTACAAAGGCGGCGCCTTCGTCACCTTCAAGGCCGACAAGCGCCAGCGCCTGTGGGATCGCGTCCAGGGCAAGGTCGGCGGGCCGGTGCCGAAAGGCCTCAAAAAGGAAAAGGCCGAATGGTTGAAACCCGGTCTTGTCGGCCGGGTCAAATTCCTCAAGGGTGAGGAAAAGCTGCGCCACGCGAAGCTGGTGGACTACCGGGAGAACGAATGATGGCCGTAGCCAAGAAGGACCAGGAGCGCGCCGGCTATGCCTGGATGTATGGCGCCCAGGCGCGAAAGGATGGCAAGGAGCGCGCGGTGCCGGCCTACTGGCAGGAATTCGCCGACGCCTGGCTCCAAGGCTTTGATGGCCAGCCCATCGCCGGCGCGGGCAAGGTCTCACCAATCAGCGACCAGATGGAAGCGGAGATCGACGAGGCCGGTGTCGAGAAGAGCTAGAGCGACTTGCCGGCGCGGATCATCGCCCGCGCAATCGCAAGCTCCGCCTCGGTCCTGGCGTTCTCTTTCTGGGTCATGTTGTCGGCCGCGATGAGCCGCTTCAACGATTTCAGGATCTCGCCACGGCTCCAGCCTGCCTCCAGCATACAATCGACTATCGCTTGAAACCCCGGCTCCATGGCCTCCTGGCAATCGATCGATCGGTCCGGATATTCTTCCTGGCGCTTGGGCGGATTGATCATTTTTCATTCCATGTCGGGCACTTCGCCGCTGGTGAAAAGCACATTCGGCGAGCCGTAGTCACCCAGTGCGGGGTCTGCATCTCGGCTCCAGGCTATGACACCGACGTGTTGCGCGGCAAGCACCTTGGCCGTACGGATGGCTCGGTCTTCGCTCTGCTGGTCTGTCGGGCCATATGCGGTGAACAACTCACCGTCTTCGCCACGGTCGAACGCGACGACGACGATCAGTTTTGGTTTCTTCTGGTTAGGCAGAACATGATCAGACATTGCCGCTCCTAAAGATAATGATCACCGTCAGCCCGGTGCGACAGACAGAACCAGTGCGGATCCTGCCTCGGCCGAGCAAAGCCGAATGGCGCCCGCAGGCCGCACCCGGCATGTTCGCAGACGTGGTTTTCAATTCGCACTGGCTCGCGGGGTACCGCGGTTATGCCATCAGCAAGCCGGATCGGTTCGTCGCTCATCCGTAGCGCTTGCCGAGAGGAGGGGCCTTGAGCGCGTCAAGCTGCTCGTGAAGGTGGCCGTTCAGCACGATCATTTCCTTCAGGGCTTTCATCGTATCGCCCTTGTGCTGGGCGACGAATTTGTCGGCGACGGCTTGCAATGCTGCTTCCTGGCGACTGTCGAGAGTGATGATTCGGTTTGGCATGAGCGGTACCTCCACTGCCTAAAACAATGAGCCCTGCTGCGGCGCCTGCTGCGGGAATTTGATCTGCGTCGCTGGCTTGTCGACGATCACGAGGGCATCGTCGGGCGCGGGGCGCTGCAACTTCTTCGCCTCCGACCAGGGCGCGGTAAGCCAGGTCTCGATTTCTTCCCGGCTGGTCAGGATCACCGGCATGGCCTTCTCGTGGATCGGCTTGATCAGCGCGTTGGGCGCGGTCGTCATGAAGCCGTAGAGCTCGAAGTCGCCCGGACCATCCTTGACCTTGCGCACGCCATGCCAGGGCGTCCACAGGCCTGCGAAGAAGAACAAGGGACGCTCCTCGTTCAGCGCGAACCAGTAGTTCCGCTGGATACCGGTTTCGGGGTCTTTGTCGCCAGGCGTCGGGGAGGGCTCGGCGAAGCTTGTTACGGGAACGACGCAGCGATGCTCGATCCCGACATATTGCTGCCAATGACCATACTGTGGGTTGCGAATGTTCGTGGTGCCGTAGTCGGCGGCGCCTTTCACGCGCTCGGCCGGCGTCGGCATTCCCCAAAGGAGATTGGCGACCTCCCGCTGCCCATCTTGAGCGTTCCGAACCACTGGGCCCGGCCTGTTTGGATAGATGTCGATTGACGGTTCCAGGTTGCCCAGGATGTCCCGGAGGGCACCCGTCCATTGGCGTATGGCCTCTTGGCTGGTGGTGAGATTGTAGAGATTGCACATGTCTTGCCCCTAGTTGCGCAGGATCTCGGGAACGCTCAAAGGCCCAAGGTCGAGGATGCGCTTGTATTCGCCCGTGCGGCGCCAGGCACCCCGGATCTTCCCATTCTCCCGATCGCGTTTGGGATCGAACACGTCGCCGGCAAAATGGTCAAGAAACGCCTTCGCCGCGGCGGGGTCGGAAAAGCAGTGGATGCGGTAGTCCTCATATTTGCCGCTCGGCCATATCGCCTGCACCCGCCTTATCTGAGGCTTGACGCCGATGTCCTGGCAGAACTGCGTGATCATGGTCAGGTTTCGATCAGTGCAGATGTCATCCGGCAAGGCGACCTGGTGCGGCCAATCCCGGTCGATAACCGATGGCGCGGGCGTGACGCGATTGCGTTTCGGCATCAGTGTAACGACGGCTTCTCGGTAGCTGCCTCCAGCGCGTTGATCGCGTCGCGCACAGCTCGGCGCTTCGGTTCGATGGGCTCATCCGGGCGGAGATGGGAATGGGAGAGGGCGGTAAAGGCCATAGACAGGTCGCCAATAAGGTCGCGCATTGAAAACTGGTCGACGACCTCGGCAGCAACCCGCCAAGCCAAAACCACGTCCTCCCCGTTCAACGTATCCTTGCCATCTTGCTCGAGATGTTCGCGAAGCATTGCCAGCGCTGTCGAACGATCGGCGAGTTGCGTCTCGGGATCGGTCAGCAACTCCAGCCCCACCGATATGGGCATGCGGCTCTCCGGCCAGCTCTTACAGCAGGCCTCCAATGCTGCCGCATGGGCTTGCCCCCAAGCACTTGCGGCGCGGGACGCCGAATGGTCAGGGCCATCTTCGGGCGGGCCGTTGATGTCCCAACCTTCAACTACGAAGGCACCGTAAGCGGCTTCCTCGGCAGTGAAGCCAGCGAGTTCTAGTGCTTCCTCTGCTGCCGCTAAGCCTCGCGATATTTCCTCGGGCGATGCGCCCGGAACTGACAGAACGAGGTCCATATCATCCTCCTTGTGGCTATCCTGCCAACAGTGAACGAAAAGGGAACATTGGAGTCAAGAGGCTCTTGACGAGTGAGGAATATGTTCCTCATTTGTCAGCATGGCGCACGATCCGATCGACACGCTGGGCAAGGCGACCCGGCACAACATGCTCGTCAGGGCGGAATGCAGCTGCGGTAACGTCCGCTACTGCCGTTCAGCCGATCTGATGATGGTCTATGGCGGCGGGGTCGATCCGCTAAAGCTCAAATTCGATTGCAGCCGTTGCAAGCCGACCGTGAAAATCACGCTCCTGGAGGTCCATCCGGAACACCTCCCCACACGCCTGGTCGTCCACAAGCCGATGAAGGTGGACGGAAAAATCACCTGGCACACCGAGCGATTCCGGGGATGACCGATCGCCTAACCGTCCGTCTTGCCTATCAACGCGGCTGGCAGGTCGTGGATGGCAGCACCATACTGGAAACCTTCGAGACCAAGGAAGGCGCGTTCCAGTTTCTCTTAGACCGCTGCGCTCGTGTCCATCTCCGGTGGGGCAGGACGGTCATTGGCGGGCAAGACGCGCCATATGATTTCGCTGCCAGATTCCAGAGCCAGAGTATCGGCCGGATCTGGAAGGAGCTTCACGGCCCGTCCGCGGGTCTCTGGTTCTGGTCATGCTTCGTTGGCGGCGCCAGAGGATCGACTGAGACCAGGGACGAAGCCGTCTTTCAGGTCGAGCGCGCCTACACAAGGATCGTCGTCAAGGCCGACTATCCGAAGTGA